AAAAGGGTAAATATCACATGCGACCACTATGCAAGGCCTGCGCACAGAGACCTAGAGCCATTAATTACTACAAAGACTCTCGTGCCTACTATAGAACACTCTGTGAAATCTGTTTATCACACGGTGCGGGTGCGCATATTCCTCGTTGGCAACGTGCAGGATACAAACCCAAGACCGTGTGTGAAAAATGCGGGTGCAAAAGTCCGCACACAGAAGTGTTTAGGGTGTTCCACATAGATGAAAATCTCAACAACTGCAGACCAAATAATCTCAAAACCGTGTGCTTGAACTGTGCTGCTATCTTAGGCAAAGAGGGAATTACTTGGCGACAAGGCGATCTTGTGGCTGACTATTAGTTCTGCACTCTGACGATATAGTTCATCGATGGTACCATTGTTATTGACAATGCTGTCAAACTCACTGCCCAACCATGCCCATTCTGATGCATGTATTTTGCGCATCTTCATGGCATTAAGACCTACGTTATTGCCTTGATTAGCACTGATAGCATCAGCATACCACTCAGGTAATTCTCCACGTTGTACCCAAACAATCTGGCCACCTGCATCTTTAATTGATTTGATTTCGTTGGGGAATCTACAGTCTGAAATCACAATATGGTCCTTGCTCATACGAAGCTTGTTTTCCAGCGAAGCGATCCATATGTCATCGTGAAACGATCTACGACATACTTCAGTGCCCCAGTATTGTAGAACCCATCTAGGAGTTAATGTAGGCATGTCTAAGCGTTCTGCCCACCAAGGATCAACTTGTTCTCGCCACTCACGAGCCTGTGCAGTGCGTCCTTCCAGCAGAGTTCGATCCCATCCAAACACACTGGCTACAGCGTCTTTGAGTGTCGAAGCAAAACTTTCTCTGCGAAATTCGTGAAAATTGACTAGATAGTCGGCTACGGTGTCTTTGCCCGAGCCTATAAAACCGCATACACCTATGATCATAAATTGTCCCCTTTAGAACAATTATAACATGTGTGAAATTAAGATGTCAACCAGTTATCCAACCCCAACCCTGTGTAGTAATACCAGTTTTGAGATCTTCCATTAGTTTTTCTATTTCGGTTTGGCCTTCTGTGATCAGTGCTGTGCCGTTGAGCTGTGTGCCACCTTGTGGTCCTGCAATCTGTCCAAACTTGCTGCGAGCTTGTCCTAGCATCATCTTGCAGTTGGCCAGAGCGTAGTCCTTGATCCATTGTCCAGAATACACATCGTCTATGATAGCAAAGTCTGGCTTGGTATTATACACCATTAGCATAACACTTTCTTCGCCTCGAGGGCGTTGATGTATGATAATTTTATGATTTTGTGGATTCCAAGTAAAATTAATGTAGCTACCAAACATCTTACCCACTAATTCCTGATACTGACTAAACAATTCATATGTTAGTAAACCGCCCATGTTAGTGCTGCTTAACAGGTAGGTATTGGCATAGGCCAAATTAAATGGTTCAAATACTGTACCGCCTGTGCCGTTGCCAGTTCTCGAGCCCACTGATCTGCGGAATATTTGACGTACCTGTTGTATTTCTTTAGGTAATATATACTCGTTGGTACTCTCAGTTAAGGTTAAAAACATATAGCTTTCTTCCACAGCGTTATCGCTACGCTGGCGGAAAACTGCTAGAGCACGATTAAGTGCTGTGTCGTAATGGATGGGATCTAGTTCTACATCTACCATACCATCGCCTAGCATGGTTTTGCAGTAGTTGTAAACAGAATTTTTGGCTTGGTCTGATGTGCTCATACGAGTATTTATCGTAGCGGTAAATATATGACTATGCCAAGACTCAGTTTATACCGTCCCGAAAAGGGCAACGATTTCCGCTTTATAGATAGATCCGCCTGGGAAATGTTCCAAGTTGGCGGTACAGATGTGCTGGTGCACAGATACATAGGTCCTGGTACAGCTATACAGGGCGATACTCCAAGCACTCCTAACTACACTACTGATAATGTAGCAAACATACAGGATCTATTGTTTTTAGAAAATAGAGATCGCAAGTATGATCCTGATGTATATGTGATGCGCGGAGTCTACAATATATCTGATATTGATTTTAACCTCAGCCAGTTCGGCTTGTTCCTGCAGAATGACACTATTTTTATCACTTTCCACATCACGGATACTGTAGAAAAATTAGGTCGTAAAATTATAGCAGGCGATGTTATAGAACTGCCGCACCTCAAAGACGAGTATGCTCTTAATGATTTGACATTTGCGCTGAAACGTTTCTTTGTGATTGAAGAAGTCAGCAGAGCAGCAGAAGGATTTTCAGCCACATGGTACCCACATCTGTATCGTGCCAAGTGCAAGCCATTAGTAGACAGTCAAGAATTCAAGCAGATCTTAGACGATATCGCAGACAGAGAATTCTACAAAGGCACTTACAACTCGACCGTAACATACTATCCTAATGATGTTGTACTTGCTGCCAACGGCAAAAAATATCAGGTAATCCAAGAAGTCACGGGTGTGGCTCCTCCTAACACTACTTATTTTGCGTTAGCTGATACGCTGAGAGATGTAGTCAGCACCTACGAAAAAGAAATGCAGATCACTGCTGCGGTATTAAATCAAGCAGAAGCAGATGCACCACGCAGCGGCTACGACACCAGCAAGTACTACACACTGCAACGTACTGCCGACGGCGATGTAGAATTGGCCAGTACAGATGCCACAGACGTCACAGTAGATGCTGCTACGCAGGCTACCGACGAAGCTGGTAATCTGTTGTATGACACAGACGGCAATCCTGTGTATGTCGGGCAGACTGCCAGCAGCGTAATATTAACGTCAGACGGAGATGGATATGATGGCTATCTAACCGAAGACGGTGTGCCTCCTAATGGTGCTCCTTTTACCGCAGGCATTTCTTTCCCGAACAATCCTATCAATGGACAGTTTGCACTGCGAACAGATTATCTACCCAACAGACTGTTTAGATTCGACGGGGCAAGATGGCGTAAATTTGAAGATAATGTGCGCATGACTATGAGCAATCTTGGAGCCAGCGATGTGGCCGCCGGCACATTTGCAGGCAAAGATGTAAGACAGACCCAGAAGGCCACATTCATTAATAATCCTACTGTGAGTACCATAGACGGACACACAGTCAAAGAAAAGCAGAGTCTCAGCAAGGCTCTTAGACCTGAGGCAGACCTATAATGGATTTTCACTATGACGGACAGATAAGACGCTATGTTACACAATTCATGCGTGTGTTCATTGGATTTAAATATCAAGCCGGGGACGGTGAGCAGAAACAGATACCTGTAATGTACGGCGACTTGACTAGACAAGTGGCCAGCATGATCAAAGACAATTCAGAAAACAAAATGCCCACTGTGCCAAGGATTGCCTGCTATATCACAGGCATCGAAATGGACACCAGTAGACTCAGTGATCCCACATTTGTATCTAAGATACACATAAGAGAACGTAGATTCACAGACGCCAGTGGTACTAGAGAATACGCTGGCGCTCAAGGCGGCAGTTACACGGTTGAAAGACTCATGCCCACTCCGTTCAAACTGACTATGAAAGCCGATCTGTGGACCTCAAATACAGATCAAAAACTGCAATTGTTAGAACAGATATTGGTGCTGTTTAATCCCAGCCTGGAACTACAGACCACAGACAACTACATAGACTGGACCAGTCTCAGTGCCATGTATTTGACCAGCACTAATTTTTCCAGCAGAACTATTCCTCAAGGTGCAGAATCAGACATAGACATCTGCAGTATGGATTTTGAAATGCCGATATTTATATCACCACCAGCCAAGGTTAAAAAGCTAGGCATAGTACAGAGCATAGTGGCCAATGTGTTTACAGAACAAGGTGAAGTATTAAATCTTTCAGATCTCATATACAATACTTCACAGCCTAACACTTCATTAGCTGGAAAAACATACGGACGTTATCGAGTGTTGCTGTTTAAATCTAACACCGGTTCAGTCAATGACAACCAATATGATCTCACGATAGTGAATCCCACAGACGCAGTGATATCAACTGGGCTTGATCAGCGTGAATACAAAAATGGTGAGCCTGTAGAGTGGGCTAAGATTTTAGAAGTACAAGGCGGATATGTACCGGGCAGTGAAGTGTGGTTTAAGAAATTCAGCGGATTTGAAATAGTAGGAACGTTTGTGATCAACCCTTTAGACGCTACTGTACTCACGGTGACTCTAGATGCAGACACATACCCTGCCAATGACGACATAGCCAGCACAATTCCGGGAATTGCTGCTAGAGGTACAGTGGACGCCATTATAGATCCTTACAAGTACAATCCCCTAGAAGTATACGGATCGCATGCACAGATACCATTAGGACTGCGATTCCTAATGTTAGATGATGTCAACAACAGTGAGAATCGTGGAGGATACATTAATCTGCCTTCTAACCCAGCAGACAGCACACGGATTCCATACAGAGGACCACAGGCTTGGCGCAATCCCAGCAACAACGACTCAAGTTGGGAAAACCAAGACGGAACAGATCCTGTTATCATAGCCAACTCCATTGTAGAATGGACTGGACAGACATGGGCTACCGTTTGGAATCCTGTGGACAACACATTAGAAGCTGCCGATATGGCCGGGGAAACATTCTCCCCCACTCATATCCAAAATATTCGCACAGGAATCAAGTATAAGTGGGACGGTGATCAATGGCTCAAGGCGTTTGAAGGCGAGTATATGCCAGGAGAATGGAACTTCAAAGCAGCAGGCGGATAAGTATCTGCATGCAACAGCGTGCCGGATTATTATTCTTAGCTAAAACCACAGGTAGAATCCTACTGATCCTAGACAACGATCGATGGACCGTGCCTACATTTCAGCGTAACAACAGTCTCTTAGAGGATGCACACGCACTAATGACTCAATACTCACAGGGTCGTATAGTACCTATCGAGCTGTATCTATCAGAAGATCGTGGGTTTGAATACGGAACATATGTATGTGTAGTAGAGCAAGAATTTTTGACCACAGTGTCAGCCACAGTATGTTGGGCAGATTTGAATCATTTGCCCAAACAATTACATTCAGGCCTACGCACCACATTAAATAATCAAGTAATACGTGTAAAAATAGAAACCATATTGGAGTTGGAAAATGTCAAATCTATTACAAAGGTCCAGTAGATTTCAAGAGGACTGCGCAAAATATCGTGCTGCTATAGGCACCATGCCTGACGGCCCAGTCAAACAAGAATCTCAACAACTGTTGAATAAACTAATTGCGGAAATAAAAAAATTAGACAGCATGCACATGGAGATGATTTACAGTCGTCAGCTGCCTACTATGGGAGGTGATATGAAACAGGATATCACTGACATACGAAAAAAATTAGAAACAAGAATTAGAGACTGGTCACAAGCGCAGAAAAATTAAATACTGCCAAAGTTTTTCACTGTGATAGTTCCTATCATAGCAGCATGACTTCCGCACTGATATCTATAACTACCCGATGCAGTGTCGGGAATCTTCCAATACAATGTTCCTGAATCTTTGCCTTGTGCTGAGGAGCCTGTAGTCACTACTCCTGCCGTAGTTACATGCACGAGTCCTGTGTTGAAATTAGTACCTGTGTTATCTTGAATTAAAAATGGATGTCCAGTTGCTTGCAAATTAAATGCTATTGTAGTACCATTGATAGCAAAAATTGTAGGATCGTCGGAAGCACCGTATTGATCAAATCGATATGCACTGGCTCCGTTATTGGTTACTACCAGCATAGTGATCGCAGGTAGATAGATCTTATCTATAGTTAATGAAGCAGACACTGCATCACTAAGTCCCGTGAATGCTGTGGCGCCTGCTGTGACTGTGCTGTTTATAGTTAATGTGTCTGTGCTGGCATCAGTGGTGATTGAAATACCGGTGCCTGCTACCAAAGTCAATGTGTCTGTAGCCGAATCAGCAACCACTGAACTTTGTCCTGCTACTGCAATTGTAGCAAAACTATCGGATGCAGTCCCGCCACCTGCAGCAGCAATAGTTATGGTATCTGTACCGGCATTTGTGGTTATGGTTATGTTTGATCCTGCTACCAAAGTCAATGTGTCTGTAGCCGAATCAGCAACCACTGAACTTTGTCCTGCTACCGCTATGGTGCTAAAGCTGTCTGAAGCACTCCCCCCTGTGGCCTCGGCCCAAGAGTTGTCGCCTCTTAAATAGGTGCTGGCACTAGGTGTGCCTGTGGCTCCTATACGACCTATAGGTACAGTGCCCGAAGTCAGTTGGGTGGCATTCAGTGCGGTTAGATTGACACCCGATGTTGCTGGCAGAGTCTCTGGGAATCGTGCGTCAGGTACTGTGCCTGAAGTTAGTTGTGTGGCATTTAGTGCGGTTAGATTGACACCTGATGTTGCAGGCAAAGTAGCTGGAAAGCGGGCATTAGGTATAGTACCGCTGGTTAATTCAGTGGCATTTAGAGCTGTGATTAAACTGCCGTTACCACTGAAGCTGGTAGCGGTGAGCAGGCCAGCATCTGATATGCTGGCACTACTGACCTGTATGATTGTGCCTGTGGTTCCATCGTAGCGAACAATCCTATTGTCCACATAGCCGCCGCCGGCACTGAGTACATCGCCCGTGCCTGCTCCTGAAGCCCCAGGTGGACCTTGTTCACCTTGTGGTCCTGGTACACCAACAGCAGAAGTACTCTGTCTTGAACCGTCTGCGAATACAATTTCATTACCTACTACAACATCTGATTCAAAATTTACTGCCGGAGTCACTGTGATAGCTGTGCTATCTGTGCTGTCTATGGTGTTGGCCGCAAAGGTTATATTGCCTGTGCTGGCTGTGCCTGTAATGGTAATGGTATCTGTGCCAGCATTTGTGGTCAGTGTAATACCAGTACCAGCTACAAGTGTAAGAGTATCTGCGGTTGTGTCTGCAGTCACTGATGGCTGTCCGGCTATTGCAATGGTACTAAATGAGTTAGGGAGGCTGCTTTCTGCTGCCACAGGCACCCAAGCACCGTTATGAGCATAATACAGTTTGCCTGTGTCATGCACATGTGCTACCATGCCGTGATAGTCTACAGGAGATACTTCTGCGTTAAGATCTGCTAGAGTATCCCAATGGAATCTGATGCGATTTTTTTGGCCTGTGATATCTATTACACCTGATAACACCAGCGTATTGGTCGAGTCATCTAACCATGTTAAAGCAGTTAAGTCATTGACTTGAGAACCATTTGACGGATAATAGGCTATTTTTCCAGCCACGCCTGACTGCACTCCGCCACTGAATCCTGCTGAAGTAGCTTTGGCTAGGAACACAGCATTGGATATATTGGTTAAATCTGTCTTGGCAAGAACAATTCCCCCTAATAGATTTCCATCATACAGTCTTAGTGTATTTTGATCGCGGTCATAAAAGATTTCACCAGATGAGCCAATTTTTCTATCTAAAAAATCGGCTTCTCGGGGTATTACTCGTAGGTTTTTAATAGGAGCAGTCATCGGGATTCCACATATAGAAATATTTAGCGTAAAAAACTATAATATCACAAACTGCCGACCCTATGCATTGCCAACTATAAATACCCTACTTCACCAAGAGAGCATATGTTAATCAATTTAAGGAGAAATAAATGCCAGTTTTAAAACCAGCGCATGATAGAATTTTAGTTAAGAGACACGAGCCAGAACAAGTATCTTCTGGCGGTATTGTACTTGCTCCTGCGGCTGTAGACGAGCGAACATCTAAAGCCACAGTTATAGCAGTTGGCCCTGGAAAATATTCTGAAAAAACAGCAGTTTTAATACCAATGACTGTTAAGGCCGGAGATGAAATCTTATGCCATCCGGCTGCAGGGTCTAAAATAGTCGTCGGCAACGAAATATATTGGTGTTTGCCAGAATCCGATGTGTGGTGTATTGTAGAACCTGACTAAAATGAATGCTGATTTACAACAAAACAATTATTTTGTAGTAGAAGATTTTTTGCATCCTATCGCAGCCAGCATTGTTGCAAACAATTTTAAAAAAGAATGCATTAAAACGTTCGCTAAAGCAGATCCACAAGTTGCCGGCTCACCGGCATTATACAATAGTCAAATAGTACACCAGTTGCTAATTTCAAAGATTTTTTATATGAATGACTTAGTAGGTGAAAGATTATATCCCACATATTGTTATGGCAGATGGTATAAACGAGGTGCCGAATTGAAATCTCATATCGATGCCGAAGCTTGTGAAATTAGTGTAAGTGTGAATCTTGCAGGTGATAAGTGGCCTATACATTTCACAAAACCCGATGGCGAAACAGATAGTGTGTCATTAAATCCAGGAGATGCTGTAATTTACAAAGGTGCTAAATCCTACCACTGGCGTGATCCTTTTCAAGGAACTGAGTGTATTCAAGTGTTTCTGCATTACGTGACTATTGATGGTCCAAATTATTTACAGGCATTTGATCTACAACGTAATCCACAAGGACCTATGTGATTCAGTATCATTTTCCAACAGCAGTACTTACTGAATTACATCTGATATTAGCAGATGCAATGTTGCCTGTAGCTAAAAAATACCTAAGCGATCCAGATTATGCAAGACACCGATGGGGTTATAAAAATACATTCGATACTTCCATGCAGCTTGGAAAACAACCTGACATAGAACCATTTAAAAATCTTGTACATAAAACTGCTAGAAACTACCTTAGACAACTAGGGTACGACGAGCAACAAATTAATTTTGAAACACAAGTATTTGTAAGTGAGATGTTTGAAGGAAACTATCACGAGTCACATACACATCCTAATTCTATTTTATCTGGTTTGCTATATCTTCAAGTTCCCGAAGGATCTTCGCCGTTAATTATAAGCGATCCAAGACCGTTTAGAAATTTTGTCATGTTGCCTAGGTTAGGAGATACAGCTACTAATATTGAGGAAATTTCCATCACTCCAAAAAAAGGACTGCTTTTAATGTGGGAGTCGTGGATACCACATGTTGTTCCTCAAACACATAATACAGAAGGCCGCATTACCATGGTATTCAATCTTAGTAGGAAATTGGCATGAGTAATACACAGACCATATACAATTTTGATAAAACTAAACACCCGCTAAAGGAAGTAATTGTTTGTAGAAATAATTTCTTCAATAATCCAAACAAGGTGTTAGCTCTTGCACAACACCAAGAATATACTAAATCGGATCGTTATCCTGGAAAACGCACAATTAATTTATTAGAATCCACCGACGAGGAAACTAAGAATTTTGCAGTGTTTTTTGCTAAAAAAATTGCCAGAGAAGTATTCCCAGGAATTTCACAATTTGTAATACACATAAGTTTTCATATCAACGAACAATATGACGACGCAGATGCAAACATTGGATGGATACACAACGACGACGTCACCTTGGCCGGATTGGTATATTTAAATCCCAACGAAACAAATTTTGATAGTGGTACTTCGATCTTCTTAAAGAAAGGTGCAGAAGATTTTTCTGTACCTGATTTTCCATCTAGAAAACTGTTTAACACCACCAGTATAGTAACAGAAGAATACAAACAAGATTTAAAAAATAATCACACACATTTTGAAGAAACCATTCGGATAGGAAACACGTATAATAGACTAATAGCATATGATTCTAATCTATGGCATAGACCAAATACCTTCAAAGTGAATGTTAAAGAACCTCGTACTACACTATTATTTTTTATTGATCGATATGAGTTTGAGCAGCCAATCATTGATAATTTTTCTAAATGGATAGACTAACATGTCGATAACTCCTGTTCCGTTATTTCCAGTTAACTTGGTCAAGATGAAAGTGCGCAATCACGATAAGATTAAAAAATATCTCATGGACAATGTGTATCCGCAATATGTTAGGAATGGAGTCAATGACACCGTGACTAATGCCTACACTGATTATGTTCCGGGCGCTCACAAAATACCATGGATGATAGTATCAAAATTTTACGAAGATGACATTCGAGAATTTTTAGAATTTACCGGTATTGATTTTTCTAAAGGGTGGACTTTTAAAGTAACCTGCTGGTACGGAATGATGACTAATTCTACTTCCCAATTTCCGCATGATCACACTGGGGGGCCAAGGACCATACAGTGGTCTGCTGTACACTACGTAACACTAGACAACGAAAATTCTGGAACTGTATTTTTGAATCCCAATGCCAGAATGATAAAAAGTGTTATTCCAACAAAAAATAAAAATGAATTGCCTGAAATGTATTGGCCGGACAAAAAACAGATGCTGGTAGAGGAAGGCGATTTGTTACTTTTTCCATCGTGGCTTGATCACCATACGCCTGCACACACAACTGGTAACTTACGAGTTGTTGTTGCTATGAACGTAATGTTAACATATGATAATAAAGAAGGATATTAATGAATATTGTTATAGTAGGCGGCGGTACCGCAGGATGGATAGCTGCTTTAATGATCAGCAAAGCTAACCTAGGACACACTCTTACTGTAGTTGAGTCGTCAGCTATTGGTATTGTGGGTGCTGGTGAAGGATCAACTGGACTGCTCACATCTATTTTAAAAAATGAATCATGGGACTTTGGTTGCAATCTGCTGGAATTTTTCCAAGAAACTGGAGCCACATTAAAATACGGAATTCATCACAAAGATTGGAAAACAGTAGGTGAAAGTTATATGGGCCCGATCGGTGGCAACCCTGCATCAGATAACATAGTTGATTATATTTTCGCCTACTACCATAGCACAGATCCAGCAAATGTTCACCGAAGTTCAATCATAGGTCAAAAAATAGAACGTAAAATTTCTAATTTTAATAAAAAAACATTTTCCTTTGACAGCATAGGAACCGCATTGCACTTCGATGCACATGCGGTTGGCAAATACTTTAAAAAAGTCACTTTGAAAACTCCAGGAGTTTCTGTAGTTGACGATGAAGTGTTAGATGTAAATTTAGATTCTGCGAATGGAAATATAACATCTGTATTGCTAAAGTCTGGAAAACTGATCGATGGAGACTTTTTTATTGATGCCAGCGGATTTAAACAAGTATTGATGAAAAAATTAAATGCTAAGTGGATCAGCTATAAAGAAAATTTACCAGTCAACTCTGCAATGCCGTTTTTATTGCCGTTTGAAGATAATGAAATTCCAGAGTTGTACACTACTGCATGGGCTCAATCATCTGGATGGATGTGGCAGATACCGAGTCAGCACCGCAAGGGCTGCGGTTATGTGTTTGATGATAATTTTATCACTGCAGATCAAGCTCAAGCAGAAATAGAAACCACGTTAGGCAGACCCATTGATCCAATACGTGTACTAAAATTTGACACCGGACGACTAGAAAATGTCTGGGAGAAAAATTGTCTGGCAATCGGGCTCGCTGCTGCATTTGCAGAGCCGTTAGAAGCTACCAGCATACACACTACTATCGCTCAACTGATGACATTTGTTTTTGAATTTTTAAAACCTAAGTTAGAAGACACGCTGAATCCGGGCAGCAGAAACAGCTATAATCGACGTACTGCTAAATTGTATGATGCTACTAAAGAATTTCTAATCGCTCATTACATGGGAGGCAGAACTGACAGTGAGTTTTGGAAGTATGTTAGTTCAGGAAAAACCAAAACTGAATTCGTTGATAATTTACTAACCATGTGTAAAACACAAATGCCTGCAAATCGAGATCTTGATATATCATTTGCGGCCCCCGACATGGGACTCTGGAGCTTTGTGTTAGCCGGACTAGGACATATCACACCAGAGACTTCGGCCAAAGTATTTTCTGGAAATACCGTTCCTATTATAGGATTAGCAGATGTCAGCGGTGTTATTAACGAGTATCAAAAAATCATAGATAGTGGTGTACAAGAGAACATGACTTATTCCGATTTTATCAACTTTATTCGTCGAACCAGTAAGCAATCATAATTGCAAACGCTGCTATTAATTTTAGATAATTATTAGTATGAGTTTTTATAGCCTACCCAACGTTGGTATATATTTGGATACATTCAATCCGTTTATATTCCAACGAATAAAACAAGAAACAAATAAGTTCCTTACGGATTTTTCAACAGAGCTAGATGAGTCTAAAGATTTATTAAGACTTTATCACAAAAAACAACAAGGCTATTCAATAAATTATAAATTATCAGACGAGCTAATTTCTTTGATAGATAAAGAAGTACTAAAATTATTAGGTGTCTACGAGAACAAATATCAATATTTTGACAGATTATTTAATTCTGTAGCAAACGCTGAAAACAAAGAAATTAAATTATCTCTTGAACGCATATGGGTAAATCTTCAACGGCGCGGTGAGTTCTTGCCGTTACACAATCATAGCGGAATTTATAGTTTTGTTATATGGACTACTATTCCATACACGATAGCTGACGAAAAAGATAACATTGCCAATCCTGATTTGATTAAAAATCGCACTGCTAATTTTGAGTTTGTGTACGTTGATGCTCTTGGAAAAATTGATAACTATCCTATTCCAGTTGATAAAAAACTTGAAGGAAAGATTTGTATATTCCCTGCAGAGTTGCAACATCAAGTATATCCGTTTTACAGCACTGACGATGTTAGGATTTCGTTGGCTGGTAATTATAGGTTAGAAATAGAATGAATTTTGAAAAATATGAATTTCAAGGATTTATTGGCGTATTTGAAAACTACTTTCAAAACTCATACTTTCAAGATGTTATCAACTACTACGATAAAATAGCCGACTTATCATTGCACCAACAGGATACCGTTCCTAAACACTGGAAGGATGATGAACAGCTTTATATGCTGGATCCAAAAGTAATTAGTACACTACATCCACAATATGTAAATCATTTTCTTGAAGTATTATGGCAAAAAATAATGCCTATTTACACTGACAAGTTTAGCATACTACAAGATAGATCTTATAAAGTAGAACAGATCAAGATGAAAAAAATTGTTCCAGGTGGTGGCTTTCATCAGTGGCATTATGAAGCACTTGGAGAGGATTCTAAAAGAAGAATTGTGATACAGCTTTACATGAACGATATAGACGATGCAGGTGAAACAGAATTTTTATATCAAAATACTAGGATCGTTCCCAAGAAAAATAAACTGTTAATATGGCCAGCTGATTGGACTCATACACACAGGGGAAATCCTCCTATTGGGGACAAAAACAAATATATATTAACCACATGGTTAATAGAAATAGACGAAGACAAATCTAATAGATGAAGATTAAATTTAACATAGACGATAAGACTGCATTAGAACACTGGAAGCCTATACCGGCTAGAGAATATCTGCCAGAGTGGTATGCAAATATGGCTAAAGCCAAGGACACATACAGCTTCGATGAAAATGCTTTAAAAAGTATTCGAGCCTGTGTTCCGGTTGAAGATTTTATAACAGCCGGATATATTCTAAGAGCCACTTACGAAGTTAGAGTCAGTGAAAAGATTGAAAATTTTGTTCCTAAAATGAATATTGTTACCGCGAATACAGTACGCAACAAAATAAATGATTCTAAAAAAACTGATGACATGCAGGGACTACATCCTAACAATGCTGTCGGCATTTATGCTGAAAGTACATGCCCAATGCGATCAACAGATAAGAAAAATTTAACAAACTATTTTCGATTTAACTCCGAGTGGACAGTGCAGACTCCCCCGGGTTACAGTTGTTTAGTGGTGCAGCCTTACTACTTGTTTCAAAACCAATTCAGTATCATGCCTGCTATTATCGACACAGATAAGTTTAATCAAAAGATTCCAGTGGTAGGATACTTAACAGAAGTTAATACTGAGGTTAGATTTTATTGCGGCGATCCGTTAGTACAAATTATTCCATTTAAACGAGACAACTGGGAATCTGAATTCACTGCAGATACTATACTAAACAAATCAAAATATTATTTGTTTAATGCATATAAAAAATTATTCCATTCTGAGAAACAATTTAAATGACCAAATTAATAACATTTTCCGGCAGTGATTTAGAAGCAATTGACATGTTTCCGCCTATGCCTGCTGGGAAAGTAATTCCAGACTGGTATAAAGATACTCCCATTGAAGTACCAGAAATTGAACCATATACCAAACCTCATACCCCTACGATTAAACGATGTGTGCCAGTATTGGATTACATGACCACTGGATATGTTATACGTGCTACATATGAAATTCAAATCAAAGAATTTGTTGATGCAAACTTTATTACAGGATTTGATTATCGATGCAGACATACCGACAACCATGTAGGTAAACATCCGTGGCATCAAGCCCAGTTCAAAGCAGAAGATGGCAAAAAGCATCATTATCTAAAAATAAATCAACCATGGCATATTAAAACTCCTCCGGGGTATAGTTGCATGTTGTTTGATCCCTATTACAGATTTAGAAAAGAATTTTCAATTTTTCCAGGAGTAGTTGATACTGATAAACACGATGAGCCTATTGGCCTTGTTGGCCTTGTCAAAGAAAAATCATTTACTATCAATCCCGGAGACCCATTAGTGGTGGTTTTTCCTTTCAAGCGAGAAGATTGGCAGATGAATATTACACACATCTCAGATAAAGACGAGTGGGCTAGGTCTAGTTTTAAATATAGGCTTAGTACTTATTGGGCTGGTATATATGCCGACCTATTTCATTCTAAAAAAACTTATAGGTAATAATAATGTTTTCATTCTTTTTTAAAAAATCAAAAATTGTATTAGATTGTTTCACCGCCAATCCCGAAGTAGAAACACTATTTCCTATTTTATATGCGGAAGAAAGATTACCTAGTTTTTGGAAAAACTTACCCACGACAGTTAAACATCAAGGTCCTATGCGCGGTACTATGAAAACATGTCCGGGGGTGAGTACACTATATCGAACTGGATTTATATTACAAAGTTGGGAAGACTATTGGATTGGAACAGAGGGCGGATCGTTAAAATGGTTTCCTGAAGACGATGCTGAGGGACATCATCCTAGCCAGTGGGGTGAATATCTCAAAGGATTTTATCACTTAAAACTTAATAGTCCTTGGAAAATCAAAGAAAAAACTGGGGTTAATTTTCTTTACACTAATACATTCTGGCATGATGACGAATTTAAACCATTTGTAGTCAACGGCGTAGTCGACTACAAATATCAGCATACTACCAGTGTAAACTTGTTGGTTCCTAAAACTATGTTTCCTAAAGACCTAACAATTCCGGCCGGTAAAGAATTAGCACATGTAATACCGTTGTCCGAGTCGGATATAAAAATCTCAATGCACACTGTATCGTACGAAGAATATATCAAACAAGTCGGAATTGTTCCGTTTGCGCTTAATGGGCAATATTTTAAACGTAAAAAAATCTTAAAAGATTTAGGACTGTAAGATGCCTATTGTATCGCTATTTCCTACATTGATATACGAACATCAGGGAACAATGCAGGAAATTTTTCTAGTGCAGGATGAGATAAGAAAAAAATTGCCTATAATAGAACAAACTGATATTTTTAATAATCCTCCTGGTTGGGAGGACGGTGTACAGACTAATATCAAATCTCGGACTAACTCTATTAAAGATTTTGAATTAACACATTTAAAAAAATACATCGAAACACACGTTAAAAAATACATTGATCAAACACAATCATGGCACCCTGTGCCGATTGCTCTCCGACACAGTTGGATCAACAAAACTGGCAGAGACCAAGGTCAAGAATGGCATCAGCACAGCGATGCATTTATTTCCGGAACTTATTATTACCAAACTACTGGCAACGACGGTAATTTTAGCCTTATGAATGCTATACCGTGGATGCAACAAGAACTATTTCCATTCGGAAACATAGCTGAAAAATACTATGATATTAAACCAGCTGTGGGTAAATTACTATTATTTCCTGGATGGCTACAACATTCTGTAAAAAGAAATAAAACAGACGACGTTCGTATTTCCATATCATTTAACCTTCTTAGAGATTATTGGAAAAACGGCGATAGCCAAGATGTAGGTTACATCTAAAAGTACTCAACTAAATATTCAAACGGGAGTTAGGACAGTTTATGAAAAAACCAATTAAACGTATTATTATTGCCGGTGGTGGCAGTTCGGGATGGATGAGTGCAGCTATGTTATCAAAACAATTTCCAGATATGGAAATTGCGCTGGTTGAATCGCCAGACGTTCCAATTATCGGGGTGGGCGAATCCACACTCGGAACTATTAATCAGTATCTAGGATTGCTGGGTCTCAAAGATGAAGACTGGATGGAGTATTGCAATGCTACTTACAAATTAGCTATCAAATTTACTGATTTTTATAAGAAAGGCGAAACTTTTTATTATCCTTTTGGAATTAAAGACTTGCAAAATACACAGCAAGGTGCTACAGATTGGTATGTTAAGAAAACAATGCATCCTGAACTAGACGTTAACGATTTCTATGAAAGTGTATACAGTTCAATGCCTATGATTTATCAAACTAAAATATTTGATAACAAAGACGGGCAGCTTCCTGGATTCAGCTGGCGCAATGATTCTGCTTATCATATGGATGCCACACTGTTCGGCAACTTTTTAAGGGATAAACTGTGTATTCCGGCAGGGGTAGTGCATGTGCAAGCACATATTGAACAAGTACTTAAAGACGGCGACGGGTACATTAGCGGTCTTAAATTAAATAACGGTGATACTCTCGAAGCTGATTTGTACATTGACTGCACAGGATTTAGATCATTGCTACTGGAGCAGGCTATGGGTGTTCCGTTTGAATCGTATTCGAGTCATTTGCCTAATAATCATGCATGGGTAACACACGTTCCATACACTATTAAAGAAATTGAAATGGAAAACGTTACTAATTGCACAGCACACAACAATGGTTGGGTGTGGAATATTCCACTATATAACAGAATCGGCAGTGGTTATGTTTTTTGTGACAAGTTTATCAGCAAAGAAGATGCACTGCAAGAATACAAAGACTATCTTGATAGTGAGGCTATGACGGTACTTAATCCGGCAAGAAGCAAACTCTGCGAATTTAGATTAATTGAAATCAAAAACGGAGCACATGATCGAGCATGGGTTAAAAATTGTGTTGGTATAGGTCTATCCTATGCATTTGTAGAACCTTTAGAAAGCACTGGTTTGTTGAGTGTTCAAGAATTACTATTAAAACTGTGCGAAACACTGCATAACAAACAGATCAATAAAATTCATGTTGATAATTTCAATTATGTAACCAACTATGTTATGGAAAGTTTTAAGAACTTTGTAACATATCACTATGTGTTTAGCTCTCGCAGAGATACTCCATACTGGCAACATGTTACTGAAAATATAGAAATGGATTCATTAATGTTTGATAGAAAACTAAACCAGTTACCGCCTACCGCAGCTGGCGATTTGGCAATCAAGTTACTCCAAACACATAGTATGCCTGCAGATCAGAGCATGGGCGGCATGCCTGATATTTTAGTAGGCATGCATGTGCTACCAGTGAGTGCCACACAAATGGCAGTTGTTAAGATGTTGATCGAATCAAGGCATGGATCAGTTCCAGAGTTTTATACCAGTCAAACTCAGGACTACTGGGATCAAAAGAAAGAATATATCAACTCTCTAACGGAAACTGCACCATCGCACTATCAGTATCTTAAAGAAAATATCTATAATGGCAAAGAATAATGGTGGCCCAAACGATTACAATACCTCTTTTTACTGCTCAAGAGTGTAAAGAGATTATAGAAGATTCAACCAAATGGGTTGAAGGTACTGTTGCAAAGTTTGGAAATTTTATAACTAACAAACAATTTCGAAGTGTTCAAATATGTAATCGAGGCCTAAGAGAAGACCTTGAAGATAAAATTTTTAAGGTAATATTTCTTAAAAATTCACAAACATACCGGTATCATTTAGAAGGTTACAACAGAATAGATCCTCCGTTTGTTTTTAGATATTCAGCCGATAGAGGTGATCACTATGTGTGGCATACAGATTCTATACCAGGTGACACTGTGAGAAAATTATCATTCACTATTCAACTCACTGATCCTACAGAATACGAAGGAGGCGATTTAGAATTTATGCCAGCGATCTCAGATCCAAAAATAAAACAACAAGGCATGATAACTATCTTTCCATCATTTATGACACACAGAGTAACTTCAGTGACTACAGGCGTGAGACATGCAATAGTAGGTTGGATACACGGCCCGGATTTTAGATGATGAAAACACCTATCAAAAAAATTGTTATAGTCGGTGGGGGTAGTGCAGGGTGGATGAGCGCCGCATTGCTATCAAAAAAGTTTCCTAACATTAAATTCGAACTTGTAGAATCCCCCGATGTACCTACCGTGGGTGTAGGCGAATCAACGCTCGGAACATTAAATTTATTTCTTCATCTTTTAGATTTAAATGACGAAGATTGGATGCCACACTGCAATGCCACACACAAACTGGCTATTAAATTTACTGATTTTTACAAAAAAGGTGAATCATTCTACTATCCGTTTGGACTAAAAGATAAGAAAAATACCACAGACGGTATTAGAGACTGGTATCATAAAAAATTGCTATATCCGGATACTCCATGGAATGACTTCTATGATTGTATGTACAGCAATATGCCTCTGATCTACAACAATAAAATATGTGATAACACCTCACACAAGTTAGAAGGTTACAGTTTTAAAAATGATGTGGCGTATCACATGGATGCTGCATTGTTTGGTGAATTTCTAAGAGATCAGATGTGTATACCTGCAGGAGTTACTCATACTAAACAGCACATTGAAAGCATTGTCAAGGAAGAAGATGGGTACATCGATTACTTGCTGTTGAAGAATGGCGAGAAAGTCAAAGGTGATTTGTATATCGACTGCACTGGATTCAGATCGCTGTTGCTGGAACAGACCATGGGTGTGCCGTTTGAAAGTTTTAACAATCTTCTGCCAAATGACAGAGCATGGACTTGTCATGTGCCATATCACGATAAAGAACTTGAGATGGAAAACGTCACAAACTGCACAGCTTATAACAATGGCTGGGTTTGGAATATTCCTCTATATCATAGAATTGGCAGCGGCTATGTGTTTAGCAGTAAATTTATCAGTGAAGAAGATGCACTGCAAGAATATAAAGACTATTTGAACAGTGATAAAATGACATATCACGATCCCAATCGTACAGACAATTTAGAATTTAGACTGGTCAAAATTAAAAATGGTACACATGACAAATGCTGGGAAAAAAATGTAGTGGGTGTGGGATTGTCCTATGCGTTTATAGAACCTTTGGAAAGCACAGGATTGTTCAGTGTTCAAGAAATGTTAGTATTGCTATTTCAAACTTTAGACAACGAACAAGTCAATAGGATGCATGTTGATTGGTTTAACTATATGGCCAATGTCACTATGCAAAGTTTTAAAACTTTTGTCACATGTCACTATACACTGTCATCTCGTAGAGACACTCCCTATTGGCAGCATGTCACTGAAAATATTGAATTAGACTATCGCATGATAGATAAAGAGTTGTCTGAATTGCATACTATAGCATCTGATATTGCTGGTAAAATGCTGAGATCGCACGAACTGGGTACTGGTGATGGAGGATTTCCTGACATATTTGTTGGCAATCATATGTTGCCCGTAAATCGTATGTCATTAGAAAAAATTAAATACGACGGGCTGTACATAGGCACAGCTAGAACTGTTCCTGCAATTTTTAATACTGCTACAGAAAACTACTGGCGGCAGAAAAAAGCAAAAAACGAGCATGTTGTTAACAAGTGTCCAAGTCATTATCAGTATTTAAAAACTAAGCACTACAAAGACAAAGAATAAAAAAAGCACCCTAGGGTGCTTTTTTATTGCGGGCTATTAGACAATTCATTTATGATGTTTGTAGGTCATAAACGGAATAGTAGGAGGAAGGTAGGGTTCGCCAGTGGTGTTAGCTAATGCTGCTGTCATTGTCAGCATCGCCACTCTAGTTTCTTCTAGATGTTGTGCTGCTGATTTAAGTTCCACAAGATCAATAAGGGCTGCAGGATCTGTTGGTATTGGATCTGTCCATGTGGGATCCGTAAGCAGTTCTTTAAAAATTGTATCTGCTTTTTCTTTAATAGCTATCTGAGTACGTTCAGCTATCCAATCACGAATGTGCGTATGAGGATTTTCATACATCCAAGCTAACATTTTAATATCATCATCTTCTAAATCAAATGTATATTCCACGGTTAAGTCATCGTTAGGATCGTCACGTTCGACGGGTGTCCAGTTAGGATTTTTTGGTGGTAAATCCACTGCTAGAATTATTGCGTCGCGGGTTCCTGGAATCGTAGTAGCACCATTAGCTTTAAGTTGTTCGATTGCTGTAGGAAGATATTCATCCTGTGCAATTCGTACTCGCCACTCTACTAGATTATCTATCCAATCAGAAGGATTAGCCACTGTGTGCTCTAGCATTTTGCTTTCTAGTGCTGTTAAAAAAACCGAAAATTGAGGCATGTTTTTGTATTCTCCGTTGTATTTATCCGATCAAATATCCGTTGAAAAACGAATGACTTGCATGGAATCTATTATTGTTGCTGGTCCAAGCACACCAAATGCTGACATAGTCTCCGGCAGCAAGATAGGTATCGGCTTGCCAGTTAACACCATGGGGATAAGGACTTCCATTACCGTGGCTCCATATACCGTGAGGTGTGCGGCCTGCAGACATAGAAACTCCACCGTTTCTGCCTAAACTCATGTGCATATGGCCTGTGGCGCTGGTCCAACTGGTATCGTTGTGTTGATAGCTTAGCCATTGAAAATTATAATGGCCGGCCACTGGTGCTGTATAACGACCATTGGTATAGTTAAAATTGGTGCCGCCGCGTTGATATCCGGTCCAGCCAAAGTTACTGTTGATTTCTTGCCAACCTGTTCCAGATCCTAATTGATTGTTGTACAACCAGCCTCCAGTTCCAGTGCTTTGAAACATGGGACTGCCAGTGGCCTGGGCAGTGCCTTGCAAGAATCTGCCGTTGGGGTCAAATCTCGCTCGTTCCACACCATTTGTACTGATACGCACGGTGTCGTCGTTGCCAAAGAAAATTCCCGTGTTGGTATTTCCGCTTAGTGCTATAGCTGGGGCAGCTGCACTGCCAGCGATAGTTCTCAAGGGACCGGTCATGGAGCTGCCGTTGCTATTCAACGGTGTGTATCCCAAGTTGGTGGTAGCTGCACCTGATGCGAGTTTTGTGCTGGCAATTGCAGCACTCCCGCTGATATCTGCATTCAGTATAGTGCGGTAAGTTACAGTTTTAGATGATAAATCTACTGCGGCTGCTAACTCAGTTGTGCCAATAGCACCTGTAGCGATCTTGGCTGATGTAACTGCATCAGTGGCCAGTTTTCCGTTGATTACTGCCCCTGAAGAAATATCCGCGCTGCCGATGGTGTTAGCAACGAACGAATCTGATGCAATTCTTTTAAAACTATTGTAGGTTGCCATTTATCTCGTTATCCTATTAAGTATCCGCACCATAAACTATGGTCGCCGTGGAATCGTATACTGGATGCCATGTAAGGTTGTGGAATGGCATAATCACTGGCATTTAAATATATCTCTAGTGTAGTCATAATTCCTGGCACGTGGTTGGCACTGACTTGGTGACCATATAGTGTATGAGGCACTCGACCTGTGACTCTGTCAGTGGCAATGCTACCATTGTATCCAATGTTCCAGTGAGTATAGCCAGCACTGTTATTAGTATCGTTATAAGCATAAGTCTGGCAATAAAAACTATACCAGCCAGCCACTGGTGCTGTAAAGCGACCGTTAGAAGACATGTTGCTGCCACCTTTCTGGGTCACTTGCCACGTCCAACCGCCACCGGGTTGTAAATTGTTTAGCTCAGTCCATCTATTGACGCCGCCGAAGCTATTGGCATAATACCATCCGCCATTGCCGCTGGCATGGAATGCTGGCAGATTTGGCTGAGTGTGCATGATATTGCTGCCGCTTTTGACAAAAGCGTTCGTGTTGCCTGCCGCAGTGCTGATCTGTACTTGGTCGCTGCCAGCAAAATGTATGCCAGTGTTGGTGTCGCTGCTACTGGCCAAAGACGGTGCTCCTGCACTGGCTGTAGGTAATTGCAATGCACCACTGAGTGTTGCGCCGGCAAGATTGGCTGGGGTATATCCTATGTTTGCAGCAATGGCTCCAGAAGCTAACTGACCACCAGCAATGGCAGCAGCAGCAATGTCGGCGTTGATAATTGGCCTATACGTGACGGTTTTTCCGCTGAGGTTTAGGTTACTGGCCAGCTGCGTAGTTCCCACTGCAGAGTCTTGTATATCAGTGGTTCGAACACTTGCTGAGTCAAAGGCAGCAGTTACTATAGAATTAGTACCGAGAGTCGCGCCAGAAACTGCCCCGTCGACAATGGCTTCGGTGTTAATTCGTTTAAAACTTGAATATGTGGCCATAAATTATCCTATTAACTGTCCACTAAAATATTGATGGCCAGCGTGATGTCGACTGCTGTTACCATGCCATACTATGGCCAGGCTTACATAATCACTTGCAGCCAAATCTATCACAGCACTATGACTATATCCATCATCGTAACTGTTGGTGTTTTGGTGCATGGCCATTATGTACGGACTACGACCGCCAGCGGTCCACCCTCTATTATTGTTCTTTCTAAAGAAAAGATGAACATAGTTTGGCGGAGTATTAGCATCGTTCAATAAATACCACCAAGTTGAAAATCTATAATATCCTGCCACTGGTGCAGTAAATCTACCGTTAGTGGTATTAAAATTTGTACCGCCAGCTTCATATGCGGTAGACCAAGCTGGAACGGTTGTGAGTTCTCTCTCGCCTGTTCCGCCGTAAGCGGGAGCATAATGCCAGCCAGTTGTGCCCCAAGCCTGAAACGCCGGATTCCCTGGTCTAGTAACAAAGCCGCTGCTGTTCACATTGACTGCTGTTGATCCGCCCGCCACAATGGCCACGTTATTGGTAGTTAGATTGATGCCTGAAGCAGTGCTGCCGCTGTTGATAATACTGGGTGCAGCCACACTGCCTGCGGGCACCAGTATTTGGCCTGTGACAGTATCACCAGCTTGATTGATAGGTGTAAATCCTAAATTAGTTGTTGCTGCGCCAGACGCAAGTTTTGCACCTGCGATAGCTGCCGTGGCTGATACATCTCCGTTGACAATTGCTCTGTAAGTAACTGTTTTACCGCTGAGGTCAATGGTTGACGCTATTTTAGCAGATGTAACGGTGCCGCTAAATGCTGCTGCGGGCACATTGGCATCGGTGATATTTGTCGCAGTTATTGTATTTGCGGCAATGTCAGCCGGCAATATAGTTGCACTAACTATAGCATCTGCGTCGATCTTCTTGAAACTTGAATACGTTGCCATCAGTTATCCTTAGACTGTGAGAATTCTCCAACCATAGGTTGCATTATAATATACCAAATTGAAAGCAGCACCTTCAGTGGTAACGGTTAAGTTATCTGCAGCTCCCATGATCAATTGTCCATTTCTCGCCACTGTGAGATTGTTGGTGTCAAATGTGTTGGCAATGTCATATATTTCTACATAATCGCCGGTTGAAGGACCAGATGGAAGAGTAAGTGTAACTGCCCCGGCAGTGGTGTTGCACCAGTATACACCCCCTGCTACTGCATCAGTGTTGGCAGTAACATCCACATTAACTGTGTTGAAAGCTACTGTAGATCCTGTTGCGCCTGTTGTGATTTTTCTTCCCATGATGTGTCCTTTTTATCAAGCAGTGGATGTTTCGATGCCGTAAACCACCGCCGACACACTGGTAGCACTTGATCTAACCACTAATAATTTGCCAGTATCTAACACAATACCCGTGCGTTCTAGTACACCTTTAGACGACAAAGTAGCATCAAATTCTATGTATTCTGCCGCCGCTGGGGTTGCCGCACTGGCAATAGCCAGTTGTACTGTGCATGTAGATGCTCCGCGATTACAGATACTCACGGTAGCCACCGTAAATGTACTTGCAGGGCATGTATACAATGTAGTATTGGTTGCTGCGGATAAATCCGCAATTCCTAATCTTCCTGTTGCCATAATTTATTCTCCATGATATATTTAGTTCAAAAAGTAGTTGAAGGCCAACGGAAGTCCAGTGACTCCGCCTCTGAACTCAAAGGTAGCATTCATCTTGATAGGTCCGCCGGTTACTGTTGTTATTACGTTAGAGCTGATAAAGACATTACCTGCTGTAACTGAGTTAACGTTCAAACTGGCTCCGCCTCCACCAATCTGTGATGCAATAAACGCCTTAATAGCTCGCTGTGTTGGCACAACGTTATCTGAATCTGCTGTAAAGAACGGATCTGTTGAGAATTCAGTAATTGTTGCTGAACCGCCGCCCAAAGTAACGTTACCCAAATTAAGTTCTTGCAGTCCGGAAATGTTAAATGCATCAGCATTCAAAGTTGCAATACCAGTTGATTGTTCAATTGCAAACAAATCACCAACTCGGAAGTTACCGTCTTGGTCAGTTGATGTAAAGAACACACGACCCCCGCCTGATTCTACTGCTTCATTAGCAGGTGTTGGTGGATTTACAGGTGCACCTGGATAGTTGGTATCGACAAAGCTACCTGTACCAATATCCAAGAAATCGTGACCTGTCAATCTAACCTGACTGTATCGCAGTCTCATCGCTATACTTGTACCGTCAGGTGGAGCTTCTGATATAGTTAGCGAAGGACTTATTTGTAAGAATGTGGTATATGAACCGTCATTCTCTCCGAGGAAAGTCACAGTGTTAACTAACTTGAACACTCTAGCAGGTAGATGGCTAAACACCACGTTGGAACCCGGTACAGGCTGCAGGCTAAGTCTGCGACTGGCCACAAATGAGCCTGGCTGGAATAAATCTGAATATCCGTCGCCGGTGTCTACTTCACCACTACCAGTAACATACTGTGTTCCTCTGTTTACAAAACTAGGATTAGCTAATACCCCACGATTCTTTCTCACGGTAGTCGGAGCTTCAAATGTGTTGTTAGGATCAGTAAATGTTATAGTTGGTACTGTATCATATCCTGATCCCGGTTCTACCATATTGACCTGGAAAATCTTGTTTTGTGATACCTTAGCACGGCCTGTAGCAGTAGCACCTGTTCTAATATAAGTAGCTACATCGCCTGTACCTGCTCCGACACCCACAAACAGACCGTATCTATTTCTATTACCAAAAGTGATTGCTGAGAAACCGCTGGCCGCTGTGGATGTAGTTCTTGCGGTCCAAGTAATACCGTCCGGCGATGTTGCTGCTGCTGTGGTTGTACTCACAGCAAGGAACACTCCTTGACCGTAAGTGATTTTAGTCCATTGTGCTGTCGAAGGTAATGTGCTGGCTACCCATGTTATACCGTCTAAACTATAAGCTGCAACTGTGCCGCTGGTATTTGAAATAGCAACAAATCTATTGTTACCATAAGCTATGCTGTTCCAGTTTGACGAACTAGGTAGTGTGCCTGCAGTCCATGTGCCTGCGACTGTGGTCGATGTAGCATGATTAGTCACTGCGGTGCCACTTTTAATTGCGACAAATCTGTTCTTTCCGTAGGCAATCGCAGTGAATCCAGTAGTAGTTAATGTACCAGTTTGATCCCACAATTCACCGTCGTTGCTGATTCTCACAGTGGTCACATCGCTGCTGACTGCCACAAATTTCTGTGCGCCAAATGCTACATCAACCCATGTAGCGGAAGTCTGCATACTGGCCGCTGCCCATGTTATACCGTCCGAACTGTATGCTCCAGTAGTATTAGCTGAAGTACCTGCCACTGCTACAAACTTGCTGACTTTACCTACTGTAGATCCATCGTCAAACAAGCCTGCGGCCATAGCTGACCATGCTGCTCCACTAGGCATCAAGCTGGCTCTTGTGTCCCAATTGATGCCATCTTCCGAAGTCGCACCCACTGTGCTACCACTTCGTAAAGCAACATATCTGCCGCTAATGCCGTAGCCACTGTGATCAAAGTCTATGATAGCACCTGTAGTAGAATTCACGGCGGTGATAGTGATCACTAGATCGTTAGTAGGTGTAGTGCCGCCGAGACTGGTGCCCAGTATGGTTATAGTTTGTAGTCTAGTGTACCCTGTACCTGCAGTCTGCACAGATGGTGTATATTTCCATCCGTTGCGTAGCACTGTGAATCTAGCGCCTGTTCCTGTACCTGCGTAGGTGCCAGTTAGTGTGGTATATACAGCAGCAGTTTCACCGTATTTCACGGCTCTCCAATCTCCGCTGGTTGGCAATGTAGCTGCTGTACTGGTGTATCCAGGCGCAGAGAACGTTACTCTAGGTTCTATAATGTAGGTACTGGAAGCGTCTGGTGATACAATTGTTGTGCCTGCTACTAGATGATCAAATCCTGCGGTGCCGTCTGATTCTTTGATCAATCCAGCCACCTTAGTGCCCGAATTGTATGTGTTAATTATACCAAACTGTCCTACAGCAGCACCACCAGTGATTACAACCTTCATGCCTATGTAGGCGGTGCTGGATTCACCGTCTGTGGCAGCAATGGTAATTGAAGTAGAAGTACCGCCCTGTGCAGTATTAGAGTTGGTGATATAACCAAAGCCTCCAAAGTTGCCTTCGGCTTCTGCAGCATTTGTACTGTCTTCTATCAAATCCAACATGCGGACTTGATATACTGCATCGTCACGGAATTCATCCGCTTCGACTACTGCACCAGTGCCACCACCTGTAAGTGCATAAGTAACTTCTGTATAGTCAATACCTGCATTGATAAATTCAATTTGCAGCAAGGCAGATCCATCAGTGATAACACGATCGATCGCAGCTTCGAATTGCAGTCTGTTGTCTACTATACCTGTGGTCGGAGATTCAGTGGAGTCAACTCCTTCTGCTACAGAACCAAAATCACCATAGGAGTTATTTCCGTTAGTGGCTCTAATACGTCCGCCATTTTCTGCTAGGTATGCGATGTGTGCGTAGTATGAGAATACAGAAACAAGTTCAGCACGACCGTTGTTGGTAATCCATGCACCAATACCATCACTGATAACCTGTGTGAAGTCATTGGAAACAATAGAATCATTGCCACCATTGTGTAATGCGCCGTCGATCTTTTGACCCACAGCCGCTGTACCTATTGTGGTAACACCTTGAACATACGGTGAACGTGTGATGATCCATGCACGATAATCTTCTGGACCCCAACCTGGATCCAACGAACAATAGGCTCCCGCTGAAACTCTTGATGTGCCAAATTCATTTTCAGCCAACAAGTCCCCGGTGAGTCCTTGTAGAGTTTGATCTCTTACGCCAGTGGCATCTCTGAGATAGTACATGTCCTCTTCTAGACTGCCTGTTACGCTGTTAGCGTAATATCTGGCTGCGAATCTAGATTTGTAGTTACCTGGATATTTTAAATCATACTTTAATGCATCAATATATGTGTTAACGTCTCTGAGGCAAGCATCGCTGCTGTAGAACAATGCTACTGCCATAGAACCGCTGCCGTCGACAGTGATGTCAAAGGCTGTGTTTGAATCTCTAGTGGTAGCAATTTTAAAAGTTGTGCTACTTACTACATTCTGCACATAGTAAGTAGTAGTGGTGTTCACTCCACCAAAGGCTGTGCCTGTAAATCGTATAGCAGCATTTCTACGCATCCATGCTGTAGATGTGCAAGTAAACAAGTCAGTGGCTGCTGTAGCTGTTGTAACTGTAGTAGAATAGGTCGAGTCAATGTAAGCATCAATTTCTGCTACAATGTACGATCTGTTACGCTCTAATTGTAACACAGCATAATCGACCATTCTGTTGCCTGTGGCACAACGACTGCCTTCGTTGGTTGCACCATATACAATGTCATCTAATGTGGTCATTAGTGTTTCAATGCGGGCTTGTGCAGTTGCGTTGCCGCCTACGTTGGCTTTGGCTAAGCCTTTGACATAGGTAAACGATGCACGAGTAGCTGTTTTCTGATTTAGACTGAATACATCAGCAGCCGTGGCTCTCAAATATGAGTATGCGGCTTCTCTAGTTTTGAAGTTGCTGTCGAACATAAAGTCAAACATCACAGCTTCTAATATCAATCTTACGTCTCTTTCACACTTGGCTGAATTGTAGACCAATGTAGGAAAGTTTGTGCTAATATATGTAGTAGCAGCAGTAACTATAGTTTCTTGTGCAGCATCTAATGTCACTGCGGCTGCTATCAATGCAGTAGTAGATGTAACAGCATTAGTAGCTGTAGGATAATCTATAACTTCCACAGGTATACTGATACCGGCGCCGTTGGTAAATGTAGCTAACACACTGCCACCGTATGTGGCTGCAAGTTGGAATGTGTTGGTGTTTACTGTGCCTACTACCCAATATTTGACACCGTTAGTTAATCCGTTACCAGTTTCTCTTGGAATTATCGCATCGCCTACACTTAATCCATGACTGTTGCTGGTAAGTGTGTCTGTACCAGATATAGTAGTAATTGTAATCTGTGGTGTTACAGCCTCAGTAGAGTCGCCTTGTATGATATTAGTAATGATGTCTACCAATGCTCCTACAGTGACTTGAGCAGTCGAACCGTTCGGTAAATCAGTACTGGTCCATTGAGTGGCGGCGTTGCCTGTAGATTTAGTTACAAGACTATTAGCAATAATCGCCTGCACCACAGTCTTTAATCTGCCGTAAGCGGCTACTGTGGCTGCGATTTCTGTGCTGTCAATCTGTAATGCTGTGCTGTTATCGCCGTCAAAGTAGGCTGTGCCAGCTACTAAAGTAGCCCAGTTACCGCCATAGGTCAAATCATAGCCCATAGCATCAACGATAAACGCCACATCACGTTTGCATTTGGTTCTGCTGTACTTTACTGTAGGATAGTTTACTGTCAAAAATGCAGTGATTTCTTCTTTGATAAATTCTTTGTTTTCACGAAGCAGTGCTCTTGCATCGCCAAATCCTGTTAAGAATGATGTATTATATCCTGTAGGGTCTGCAGAACTCTCCATGAATGTAGAGCTGATCTTAAAATCAATTTGATGCTGCATGACTCTGACCAACTGTGCTGCATCTGCAGCTTCTTCGGTACTGGCGTATGGAAATGCTGCGCTTTGAACTGCGGTATTACCTGAACTTTCTGTAACGTTGGCGCCTCGTACGATTTGATCAACCACTGTTTGTAATCTAGTCAATGCACCTACGCTGTATCCTGCATCAGATCTGTTAGTCAGGCTACCTGCAGGTCCTGCGTTAGTTGAACGCAGTTCGTCACCTTGTACACAGGTCTGTTCTGGCACAATGATCGGTAGTGTTTCACGATACTGTCCTGTAGCTATATTGATTAGATTGCTAGGACTACGTCTTGCTGGCACAGAAGCTATAGCTGCTGCTATCTGAGGTGCTGTAACTGCTGCTGCTCGTGCGGTGATTGCATTAGTGATCAGTGTAACTGATGCTGTTACTGTGGCTAATGCTTCAGCTTCTGCTGTAAGATTGCTGTTAAAATATTGAGCCACTGTAGCAGTGGAATTATCGCCGTTCAGTGTCTGATAATTTATTGTTGGAGCTGTCTGTGCTAAAACATTGCCAACAACTGTGAGCATGTAGTTGTAGGCAGCTACTGATTGATCGCCTTCAATGGCTAATCCTGGATATGCTTCTGTTTCACCTTCGCTGAGTCCGCCAATCAATGAATTAGCAACACCGCGTGATTTAACATTACCGCCATGGCACAGATCATAGATCACAGCATCTAATGTAAAGCCTACATCTCGCTCGCATTTGAAATCATCGTAGTCAAAACTTTCCCAAATACTTCCAACTCCGGCAGTTGTGATCTGGCGCTGAATAAATTCTGTGACTTCACGTTGAACAAATACCCGGTTCAGTTCTAATAGATATCGTGCATCGGGATTTCTAGGACCACGTTCTACTTGTTCACAAGCATAGCGAATGGTCTTAAATGGTTTGTCCCAAGTTTTGCCGTGTACTGGTGATGGTAAATCAACGCCTGTAGGTGCTACAAAATATGTGTGATCTACTTCACCTAAAGTAACCCATTCTGGATCGGTACCGTTAGAGGTTAATACTTGACCTTCACGTCCAACAGGTAATCTAGTAGGACCGGATCCGCTGTAATAGACCAAATCTCCACGAACTGACAGAATATCAGTTTCGGATCCCACACTTAATAGGCTCCAGTATGTGCCTGTACTATCTTGATCGGGTCTGCTGTTGGCCTGTCCGCCACCTGTTGCACCCACTGTGGATCCGTCATCACCTTCTGACCTATGAGCTAATAAACATATGTAGGCATTTGCGCCAAATCTTACAGCATCACCTAGCAGATAATCTCGGTCATCTGACCATAGACCTTGCCAACTGATACCGGCATTGAGTCTTGACCAGTATGTGGTGTTTGGTGGTTCTGCAGAAACTGTTGCAGTCATTGTGCCGCTGGCGTCGGCTGTGATATTAAATGTTGTACCGCCTGGGGTTGTTGATACAGTAATATTACCTGCTGCTACTGTTTTTACATAATACCTAGATGTGGTAAACACATTACCAAATGTTGTGCCAGTAAATCTTACTGCCATACCCACTACTATACCTGCGGTTGAGGCTATAGTAAATGTGTCAGTAGATGCTGTTACTGCTGTAACAGTGTAAGTATTTGAAGGAGAATCTTGTGCGGCCAAATAGGTATAGCCGCCTATGCTGACTACTTCGCCTATCTTATATGATGTGGTATTTGCCCACGCAGATTGAAATTTAAACCCTTCTGTATACAGATCCCATCTTGACGGTTGTGTTGTAGGTGTTTCTGTAGCATCCACAGCAGTATGCACAGTTTTTGCAATGTATTGATTTCCGCCATATCGTACAATGTCACCTGGCTGATACAGAGTTGCATTATTCCATGTATCTTCAAATTCTGTGCCTTCGGTGAATTGACTCCAACGACCTGCGGTGCTGTCTGTTAAGAATGCCGCATCTGCAGTATGTTGAGTAACACAGATCCATAATCCAGCACCGTATTTTACTACATCGTTGACTTTATATCTAACAGCAGTGGTCCATGTGCCTTTGTATTCTATTCCTTGGTTGAAGGTATCCCATTTGGCTTGATCTGCTTCTAGGCCCAGTGCTGTGGTTGCAGCAGAAGTATGGTAAAGATTACACACATAAGTATATCCGCCGTATTGAACTAGATCATTTACTTTGTAGCGAGTAGCCACTGTCCAATCGTTTTTCCAATCAAATCCTTCTGCATACAAAGTCCATTTGGCTTGATCTGCTTCCAACCCAGACGCTGTTGTAGCTGCAGAAGTGTGACTGTCGTTACAGATGTAAAGTACACCACCGTACTTGACCACATCGTTCAGTTTATACAACGTCGACACATTCCAATCGCCGGTCCAACTTTGACCGTCGCTCATCTGATTCCATTTGGTTGGATTGTATTCTAAATCTGTGTTGAAATCCGAAGCAGAAGTGTGCCCTACCGCACAGATGTATGTGCGGCCACCGTGCCTTACTACATCATCTATGTAATAGGTGGTGGTTGGAGACCATGTGTTTTTCCAAACAAATCTGATTCTACCTAATTTAAATTCTGCCATTTTCTACTCCGTATTCTATATTTAGTTTGTTACGTAAATCATCTAAACGACTTGTAAAACATTGTCTGTGCCAACATCATACCACTTATTCCTGAATTTGCACTGTCAAATTCTGCCCTTGTTGGTACTATGATTTTTATATTAGCTGTGTTGTTAAATCTATCTGGTCCTACTAATACAGTACCAGCAATAAAACTACCTACCGCTATTTCTGATCCACCAATACTTAGTCTTCCAGCAAGGTATGCTTTAATTGCTCGCTGGGTAGGTACAATGTTATTAGAATCTGCTGTGAACAACGGGTCTGTAGAAAATTCTCTAACTACCGCACCTGTTCCGCCTACTCTAATACCGCCTAATCTTAGTTCTGATAATCCTCCCAGATCAAAGAAATCTGAACTAATGGTAACAATACCTGTAGCCTGCTCAACCGCAAACAGTTCACCAGTTCTAAAGTTACCGCTTTGATCAGTTGAAGTGTAAAATACTCTGCCACGATCTAGTTCTACAACTTCGTTTTCCGGAGCAGGAGTATAGAACCCAGAATATAACTCTGGATAATTAGTTTCTTCAAAATTACCAGTACCTACATCTAAGAAATCATGTCCTGTAATACGGCATTGACTAAATCTAGTTCTAATGGTTATTTCTGTTAGATGTGATAGATTATCGCGAACTTTGATTTCTGGTGATACGCGAATTAATGCTGCCAGTCCTCTATCTGTCTGGCCTATCTCAGTGATAGCTACCAGTGTATATGATCCGGACAATCCTGCAATAGTCAAGTTAGCTCCGGGACCAGGATATGCAAGCAAATCGTTTATAACAATAAATTTACCAGAAGGTATCACGTCTGAAAATCCGTTGCCTGAAACTGTGACTGAGGTACTTTGAGTGCGATATCCCAGTCCTCGGTTGATCCAACTGGTGCTGCCTATAACTCCGTCAGCTGTTCGAACTTCGATGCGAGCGTCAGACCCGTTGTTAGGATCAACAAATGTACATGTAGGCCCTTCTGTATATCCTGAACCTGGATCCCACAGTTTCACTGAACGAATAATACCGGAACTCACAGTAACTCGACCCATTGCTCTTGCACCGGTCTGTATCTTGTTAAATGTATCTGTGTTGTCTATGGCTATCCACATCGGTGTGCTTTTACCTACTGTAGAATCTCTAGAGTCTACATAAGGATTACCAAATGCCACGCTGACCCATTCTTTAGAAGAAGCTAACGTTCTTGAAGTCCACACTACGCCATCTATAGATTGTGCTGCATAGTTTGAAGGTCCAGCTGTCGGATCGGCACCGATGTTGCGGGCACCAGTATCACCTATAGCAAAGAACACACCCTGTGCATAACGAATCTTCTTCCAATTGTGTGCTGTACTTCCGTCCTGTGATGGCATGGTAGCAGGCAACCAGGTCGCTCCATCAAAACTATATGCCACGTCACCTGTATTGGATATTGCAACAAATCTATCGTTGCCATAGGCAATGCTGACCCAATCTTTAGAACTAGAGTCTTCAACCACGTCCATGATATAGCCAGTCCACGACCAAGTGTTTAACGTGGAATTGTAGGTGCCTACTGCCACAGTATTTGCAGTGTTGGCTAATACCACATATCTGTTTTTGCCGTAGGCCACATCTACCCATTCGTTTAGTGTAGAGTCGCCAAATGTAGGTAGTGTTACCGTGCTCCAGCTTGTACCGTTGAGACTGTATGCAGCCGAGTTTGAATTTGTAGCCACAGCAATAAATAGTCCGCCACCGTAGATCGCAGAATTCCACTGTCTCGATGCTGGCATGGCTCTGGTGGCCCAGGTGATACCGTCTGTAGAACTGGCGGCTACTGAGCTGCCTGTACGTATCGCTACGAATATGTGATTTCCTAAAGCTGGATAACGAACTCGCCCTGCTGCCAAACACTTCCAGTCTCCGGAAGTGGGCATGTTAAAATCAGTCCAGGTAGTACCGTCTTCACTGTAAAGAGCAGCACTACCGCCAGTAGACACAACAACAAATCTTCCGCTGGCAGCTTCATTGTCTTCGCCTGTGCCATAAGTTTTTTGTTGTGCAGTTAGAATTGAGTTGGTACTGTCATCGCTGACCGTGGTTACTAAAATCAGTAGGTCGTTGATTGGTGTTGCACCGCCTATAAGATCCCCGTCAATAGTTAATAATTGGCCTGCTTCGTAGCCTGCACCGCTATTATTGATTGTAATTGTGTAGTCTCTACCTTGTTTTACGACATTAAATGTAGCTAATGCTGCTGCCACATCTATAGTAGTACCTGTACCAGATTCGTTAACTGCTATATTAGTGTATGTTTCTGTGGTTTCACCGTAGATGATTTCAGACCATATAGTATTCACAGGCACTGTGATCTGTGTGGCTGAATATGCGGGTGCTGAAAATATCACTCTTGGTTCAATTCTATACACGGTATTTGTTAACAATGGAACAGTAGCAGGTTTGCCTGGAATAACATGATCCCATCCCGGTTGATCATCAGATTCTCTAGCCACAGTTAATACTTTAGTAACATTATTATATGCCGTGATATATCCATACTGCCCGGTGCCTGCACCGCTGGTAATGATAATTCGCATGCCAAGATATTCAGCAATAGAATTTGGATCAGCAGTGGCTAATGTAATAGTGGTAGCATCGCCAGTCTGAGCATTATTTTGTACGACACTGTACCCGCCGCCACCTATGGCCTGCGCAATTTGTGCAGTACCGGCATTGGCATCTATTAATCTTGCTTGAAATACTGCATCGTCGCGGAAATCTTCAAACACTACGTTAGCGTTAACACCAGCTCCAACAAAGGTAGCAGTTGCACTGGAATAGTCTTGGCCGGCGTTGTTCCATTCTAAAATCTGTATTTCGTCAACAAAGTCCCCGGCAAATGCTGCTGCTACTATGGCCTGTTGTGCTCTGGTATAATTTCTTGCAATTACTGGAACTTCAGTAGCGTCGATGCCGTCTGCAATTGCTCCGTATGTTCCGTATGACGAGTTGCCGTTAGTGGCTCTGATTATACCACCGTCTTGTGCTAGGTAACCGATGTGTGCATAATATGAGAACACAGATACCAATTCAGCTCTAGCATTGTTCAACACCCATGCACCAATACCATCGCTGAGAACCTGTGTAAAGTCGTTGCTAACTATAGATCGATTGCCGCCATTGTGCAGAGCGCCGTCGACTTTTTGGCCAATACATCCAGTACCAATAGTAGTAACACCTTGAATGTATGGTGAGCGAGTGGTGATCCATACACGGGTGTCTGCAGGTCCCCATCCAGGATCTAATGACACATATGCTCCGCCCAACGGCAGTTGATAAAGATCAAACGCCACTGGCGGGTTTAACTCTGATTCTATGCCTTTGAGAGTGCAGTTTCTAATACCTGTAGCATCTCTCACGTAGAACATATCTTCTGTCTCGGTACATCCTAAAACAGCATTTCTATAATAGCGGGCAGCAAATAAAGATTTGTAGTTTCCGGTATAGATAATATCATATTTCCATGCATCGATGAAAGAACGTACAATGGTGTTTACCAGTTGTGGATCTATATCATAATTGGCATAAAACAGATCAAGATAAGCAACTGCTTCTGCTACAATAAAAGACTTGTTGTTTTCTAAAATAATTGTGGCATTTATTTTATTGTTGTCTGTAGACTGTGTATTAGATCCAGTGACTGTGGGATTAGATCCAGTACTGTCTACAAAGAATGCAATATAACCTTTGATATTGGTTATGAGATTTCTTATTTGGGTAACTGTTCCAGCATCAGAGGTTCCGGGATTAGTTGTGAAGATCGGCATGTTGACAACATCAACCCCTGTTTGTATCTGTCTAGGTTGAGGAAGAACTTGAGCTACACTATTATTAGGACTAGGAGTAATTGAATTTCCAAGCAGCAATGATCCCATAAAATTAGAAATATGTGTGAGATATGCTGCGACATATGTGCTGTCTTGAGCTAGAGCAGGATTAGCTGGCGCTGGTTTGATTGTAGTTGATCTAAGTTCTGCTCCTAGCACCACAGTTCGTCGTGGAACTATAATCGGAGTTACTTCTACGTATTCTCCCACAGCAACCTTGATAGTGGTGTGGCCAGCAAACCCGTCGTCTACTTGTTCGCAGGCATAGCGTATGGTTCTCCAAGGAAGAAACTGGCTGGTACCACGTTCTGGATCTGTGTTGTCATCAACTCCGTCCAAACTTACATATTTTACCCTGGCTAGGTCGCCCCAGAACGCATAGTCAACACTGTTTTGGTCGTTGACTATTACAACTTGATTTTCTGATCCTATATGTACTGCTGCAGGACCAAACGTACTGCCGTCAGCCTGTAACGATCTCGAAAGATCATAACTTAATAAATCGCCTCGTTGAAACATGCCGGAAGGTTGACCGGCTTGCAGTACTAAATCCCAATAGAAGAAACCGGATCCGTTATCGCCTGGGAAATTTTGATCTGTGGAAGTGTGTTCAACGTTACAGACGTAGGTGTTGCCAAGAAATAACACAGCATCGTTGACACTGTATGCCTCATCTTCGGACCAGCCACCGCGCCACTGTTGTCCTACAGTGACTATTTCCCAATTTCCTGCATCTAGGTAATCTAGTGAGCTGCCGTCACTGGTGGTATCTGCTGTGGCAATATATAAATTTCCACCACGACGTACAACATCACCTATCTTATAATCTACATCAGCACTCCATGTACCTATAAAATTAACTGCTTTAGATAGCACCCTCCAAGTCGCAGCGGCTTCTGGCGGAATAGCACTGGCATAATTATTTGCAGCAGCTACGTAGAGATATCCACCGTGTCGAACGATGTCTCCAATAGCATAGTATACCGAGGCCGACCATGTGTCGTAAAAATTCTGTCCAAGAAATTCTGTAACAAAATTAGCATTAGTGATACTTCCGCCGGCAGTGTGTCCGACTACGCAGCGAAGAACACTGCCTCCGTATTTCACAAGATCGTTAAGTCTGTATCGCGTAGCAGCGGCCCATTCACCTACATATTGAATGCCTTCGTAATAGACTTGCCATAGTTCACCCGTGCTGTCATCCTCAGTATCATTGTTGCCTATCTCAAGACCTTGTGATGTGGTACCAGAGGTATGACCTACTATACAGCGATAGACTATACCGTTGTATCTTACTATGTCTCCCTGCCCATATCGTGTAGACGGAGCCCATGCTGAGCGCCAATTATCTGAAGAAAGATACACAGCCCAATTTGCAAGACTGGCATCAAATGTAGACTGTGAAGTATGACTGGTCACACATAGATATATTATGCCGCCGTAAAGAGCAAGGTCGCCTGGATTATATAATCTCGAAGGGCCGACCCAAGTTCCTCTCCATTCATTGCCGTCGGTCATCTTGAACCAAGCTGGAGTTGGGGCTGTGTCGCCTGGATTAGCTAGATATATTTGATCGGTGGCAAATGCAGATGCAGTGTGCTGTCGTTGGCAAATCCATGTGGATCCTCCGTATTTGACTACGTCATCTCGATTGTATGCGGTGGTAGTACTCCACAAATTTCGCCATGTATATCTAATTCTACTGATCTTAAATTCTGCCATGATTTATTCCGTTAACTTGATGTACCTGCAGGATATGTGTATCCCTGATTTATTCGTTGTGTTAATCTTCCCTGATTGTCAATGTAATATAATAAATTTCTATTATCCCATCGATATTGTGTCCATACCAAATTTTCATATTCTATTTCATGGTCCGGGCCAATGCCTTCGAAATAGTCGACACCTGGCTCAAAATCTTCAAAGTTTTCTTGTGGGGCGCCGGGGAGATTTAATTCAATACTGTCTTTGTCTTTGAGTTGATCGCTTCTCAAAAGAAACAACTCGCCGTCTTGATTTCTGCGCAGAGCGTACCAATATCTTGGGGAATCTCCTAATGCTTCGTCTGGGCTTTGACCTAAATAATATGTACTTGGCATAATATATCCTTATGATATTTCAACGTAACTGATTGTAATGTCTACACTGTCTTCAGTATCTGCTTCAATACGAATACCCGAAGTTGCAGGTAAAATTAATTTCTCACCTTGTGTAATAACTTTGACCGCACTGTTAGGAGCTATAACAATACCTCGCACATAAGTAGCCTGTGTGGAATTTTCATCTACGACATACATGTTAACAACCACAGTGTCGTAGTCAGTGACATTGGCAATGTTGCAACCAATCACTGTGGCTCTAACTCCTTCTTGAATCTGTAACACATCTACAGGTGTAATACCTACTGATGTTGTAACTGCGTGTCTAAATAGGGTTGGCATTTTATTTTTATCCTAACATTATAGCAAATGATGCTGAAATATCGTTGGCTGTGGTTTCAGATACAGCACCGCTTGACCCAGCTGGTGATGCCCAAGTTAACCCGTCCCATACTTCTAAGGCCTTTGAGTTTATGTTATATCTAGTCATACCCAATACTGCATATGCAGTTGGCCTCTGAGCGTCGTCACCCCTAGGAAAAACAAAACCATTAGTGCCCTGAATCTTAAAATATCCTGTGCCAGACTGTGCTATTTGCGTGATAGCGTTGGTTGACACGTTTGTGATAACGTTATCTACTATACGGAAATTACCTAGTCTTACACCGCCTGCGCCGTTACCGTCAATGTAAAGATCCGACCCAGTTGTGGTAGTAATTTCGTTATCACGAAACATTAAATTACCAATATCTAATGTTGGTACATTCAATGCTGTTGTAAAAAACTCGTTGACGTAGATAGATCTCCAACGGAATGTAGGAGATCCTAAATCAAAAGTGTTATCAGTTTCTGGTACTAGGTCACTGCGTATGCTGGCGTTGATCACAATATTATCTGTGAGCGCATCGCCAATGGTTATGTTACCGCCAATAACTATATTTCCAGTAGCGTTAACATTACCTGATACTGCAAGATTTCCAGTGACATTGGTATTGGCTATGATGTTAACTGTGCCGGTACCGTTGGGATCGATTTCTATGCTGCTGTTGCTGACAGTGGTCGATATGATATTGCCCTGCAGTTGTAGATCGTCTATCTGCAGTCTTGCGTGAT